GGGGTTGAGAACCGCAGCGCTGGCTGGTAGTCGTTCGGCAGGGCTACCCGCCGCAGCAGGTCCTCCAGCCGGGTGGCGCAGGTCCGGCAGAACTCTCGCACCTGCTGCCGGTCGTCGCGGTGCCGCCACCGGACCACCCCGTCACCCTCGGCGATGACCTGCTGCTCCAGCTCGTCCATGATCTCGTCGACCCGGGCGGCCATCCACCCGGCCGGGTGGTCGGGCATTCCCAGCCACCGGCGCATGGCCTGGTCCACCACGTTGCCGTGGAAGTAGTTGCGCACGTCGGTGTCGGTCGGCTTCTTCCCCTCGGAGACCAGGAACGCCTTCTGCTTGCACTCTTCAGCCAGCCGGATCTTGCTCCAGCTGATCTTGATCAGGCCGGTCTCTTTGTCGTAGTGGCTCACACCGATCCCTGCGGCCCGCCCCAGGGCGCGTCCTCCGGGTACCGAGGGTTGACCAGCAGGCACGGCACGCCGGTCTCGGCCTCGACGAACTCAGCCGTCTCCCGCCAGTCCTCCACGAGCAGCTTGACGTTGATGTTCTGCTCCCGCAGCTCCCTGATCCACTGCACCTTGAGCAGCCCGTTCTCGGTGAAGTCGCCCTCCTGCCGGAAGAACAGCCGGTTGTAGGGGAACCGGTGGTCGAGCAGCCACTGCCTGGCCTCGGGGCAGTCGTTCGCCCCGGACATGATGTACAGCGGGTAGTGCGGGGCCAGCAGGTACATCAGCCGCCGCGTAGACTCGATCGGCTTGTCGTCCACGCACGCCCGGCTGTAGTCGGCCCAGGTGTGGCTGCCCTCCTGGAGCTTGATCTTCTCGGCCATCCAGTGCCGCGGCGAGGTATCAGCCAGCGTGCTGTCTTTGTCGAACGCGATAACGTCTGTCACTGATGTCCCGCCCAGTCGAGGAGTTCGGCTACCTCGTCTGCTACCGCCGGGTCCATGTCGGGCATCGACCGCACGTGCTCCAGCACCGCCTCCGTGGACAGCACCGCCAGCTGGGTGGTGCCGACCTGCATAAGGAAGTCGTCCAGCTTCCCGGCCGAGTCGGTGAGCTGCTCCTTTTCCCGCAGCCGGAAGATCTCCTCGGCTGGCTTGGCATTCAGCGGCACCTCGGTGAACGTCCCGTCCTCGCTGTCCCACACCGCGACCTGCACCGGCCGGGTCATGTTGTACTCGTGCAGGCTGCCGCGACTCAGCGCGCCGGGGTTGCAGAAGTTGACCCCGCCCGCGACCCACCGGCCGTGCCGCTCGTGCACGTGCCCGTAGACGCAGCTGCCGCGGTTGCCCATCGCGCTGGCCCACATCACCGCGTCGAAGAACTCGTACGGCAGTTCGTGCCCCGGTGGGTACAGCGGCGCGTGCGCGCAGACCAGGCTGTTGCGCCGGTGCGAGGTCCACGTCTCGCGGAACTCGCGCAGCGCCTCCCCGACCGCCTCATTGGTCCAGTCCTGCTGCCACGGCACGCCGTACAGCTCCACGAACTCCGGGCACTGGCCGTCCAGCAGCCGGGCCCCGGCCCGGTAGAGCACGCCCAGCGGCTGCGTATCGTGGATAGACGCTAGCCGGTCGTGCTGCAGGTCGTGGTTGCCGGGCACGATGTACCACGGGCGCTTGTACGCATGGCCGATGGCGATGATCTTCTGCACCAGCCGGTGGCTGTTGCGGGACGGAGCCTTGGAATGGAACACGTCCCCGGTCCACACCACCGCGTCCACGCCGCGGCTGTGCGCCGCCATGACCGTCTGTTCTAGCAGGTCGAGCAGGTCTTCCAGTGCCGCCTCTGTCTGGCTGGAGGACGGCCGGTCGGCCGCGTGGATGTCGTTGACACTCAGGACCTTCATCAGAACCCCCAGTCGACGTGCCCGTGGATCAGCAGGCTGCCCAGGGCGAAGACCAGGCTGAACACCACGGCCAGGAACACCAGCGCCATGATCTGCTGCCACCAGGTCATCCGGTACGGGTTACGATCCATGCGCGTGTTCCTTCTTCACCGGCTGGCCGCAGGTCGGGCAGACGTCCCACTGCGCGGTGTACTGAGCCAGCTGCTTGTTGGCGTCGTCCTCGCGCCGGGCCTCTTCCATTACCTGCTGGCCCGCCGATACCCACGCCATATGCGCCGTGTCCAGCTGGCCGAACAGGTGCCGCAGCCGCTGCCGCTTGAGCGCCAGGGCCTCCAGCTGGTCGAGTGACGGCGGCTCGGGCAGCGCCTGGTCCGCCAGCATGTCCCGGGTGGCCAGCGCCCGCGCCACGGCAGAGGTCAGGTCCCACAGCCGCTGTCGCTGCCCGGTGACCGCCTGGAGCCGTGCCAGGGCGGCCTCTGCCGCACCGACCGCGGCGTTCTCGGCGGGCAGGGTGGCGTACTGCTGCGCCTGCTCGTAGAGGGCTGCCAGGTCGGCCTGCCGCGTCTTGAGCAGCTGCCCTGACGCCAGCCGCCTGCGGTTGGCCTCCTGCGCCGCCTTGTACAGCAGGGTGACGTTGGTCAGCTTGCCGAGTACCCGGGCGACCTCGCTGCCGGTGGTGTCCAGCAGGTAGGGCATGTCGAACTGCCCGGAGAAGTTGACGTCCCCCAGCCGCATCAGGCTGCTGGCCTGCTCGGGTACCTTGCCCTGCAGCTTGGTGAACACCTGCCCGTCCTGGTGGTCGGGGGTGAAGACCGTGTAGGAGTTCTTGGCTCCGCGGCTGATCTCGATCCGCCAGTCGTCGCCGTCCATGCCCACGACGACCGTCTTCTCGCCGCGGGTGATGTAGCTGGTGCCGGACGCGTTGAAAGCCAGCAGCCGCACCGCCCGGACCAGGGCCGACTTGCCGGTCCCGGTCGGCCCGGTGATGACGGTGAAGCGCCCTAGCTCCACCGTCATCTTCCGGAGCGACTGGAAATTGCGAATCACTACCGTACTGATCACGACAGCGGTGTGATCGAGTAGAGGACCCCGGCCGCGTCGGCCACAACCTTGCGCCCGTCCTCCGTCCGGTAGGGCACTTCGCGGAACGCTGCCGTGGCGGGCTTGTGCCGAGCCTCCTGGTTGGCCTGGCCGCGGGCGATAGCCTTGCGGGCGGTGACACGCCCCGGTGTCTCCACCGGCCGCTTGATGCCGCGCCCCTGCCCGGGGGTGTACATGTACTTCCCGCGGTCTACCCGGTCCACGTCGGTACGGTCGTTGGAGAGGGTGCCCAGGATGTTGGCGCACTGGTCGCGGGTCAGCCCGGTACCCGCCGCCATGTGGGACGCGGTAACTACCTGCCGCGGGTGGTCCTGCAGGTACATCGCGCCGCGGACGATCAGCGACTCGCCCGGCGTCCGGTGCGACATCCCGGCCCTGGCTTCGGCCTCGCGGGTGATCTTGGCCAGGTCCTCCGGGTCGTTCGGCGGCGACCACTCCTCGGCCTGCTGGGCCGCTTGCTGGATCTCTGCGTAGTCCTCGTACACTGCGGCGCTGCTCATGCCGACCGCCGCCGTCCGCGCTTAGGCAGCTCGGTGACCTTGCTGTGCTCGTTGCCGGCCCCGGCGAACTGGACGAACACCAGCGCCTTTTCCGATAGCGTCATCCGTCCGCCCTCCTCCAGCAGGTAGCCGGGGCGGTAGCTGTAGCTCCGCTTCGGAATGAGGAACCCGTGCCGGTCGCGGTAGCGGTAGACCTTGGTGTCGCAGTTCGCGCAGACGAACATCTGCTCGTAACCGCCGTCCCTGGTCCGGTCGACCACCGGGTAGCCGGGCGCGGGGACGTGGTTGCCCACCACCACCCGGCACATGGAGTCGCCCTCGGGCATCTGCGAGATCTGGTTCCTGCGGCTGGTTGCCACTGTAACTCCCACCTAGTAATTAGCCGGCCCTACGAACTCGGGCCGCGTCTGTATGGGCCGCGCGGGCATTCACTGCGACGGCACCCCCTGCTGATACCTGGGAAGCAGATCTAGATCCAGAGGCGGATACGTTGTCATCCAGCCTCCGTCCTAAACGTCCACCCGGGCCACTGTTCTTCCTGCACGTGCCCGCACGGGCACGTCTGCTCCTGGACTGGAGCCTCTTCCAGGTCTTGTACCGTGTCGGCCGCCGCCTCGATCCACCAGCCGTCGTAGACCGCGCCGCACTGCGCGCATTCGACGTTGGCGGTAAGAGCCAGAGCCACTACTCCTCGTCGGTCAGCAGCTCGTCGTACGGGTCGTCCTCTACGGTGTCCAGGTCGAAACACTCGCTGTGATAGCCCGTCATCAGCACCTCCCGCTGGTCCACGGTCAGGTCGGGCAGGGCTCGCTGCACCGACGCGCCAGCCTGCCAGGCCATGAACCCCTCCGTGGGCACCTTTTTGAGGTACGACGGCTCGCCGCACTTCGGACACACCCGGGTGATGTCGACACAGGGCATCTTCGTCCCCTGGCAGACCTCGACCTTGATGTCGCTGATCTCCACGGGTCAGTCCTCCGGCATGAGCCGGCGGCACGAGTCACACCGCTTCTCGGCGCTGTGCGCGATGTGGCCGCCGAGCCGCATCAGCTTGTCCACCGCGGCCGGGGCCACACCGGGACCGTTGGCGACCGCGGTCACCGCCTGGATCAGGGTGTACATCGACAGTTCCCCGCCGGTGTCGGCCATGTTGCGGATGACCTCTTGCTGCAGCTTGCCGGGCACGTTGTGCTGCCGGAACAAGTCGTCCAGCACCAGGTTCACGTCTGACTCAACAGGAATCGTAGTTGAGTCCTGCACGCCCTGCAGCACGTGCTCCAGGCCTCCGAGCACGTTGTCGACCGACGCCCGCGCCCACTCGTACACGTCGCCCTCGTCGTGGCCGCTCTGGCGCCGGTTGTACTTGCCGCTGGTGACCAGCGTGTCGCACATCCCGTTGGTACACCGCCAGCGGAACAGGTAGCCGTCGACCGACACCGGCCGCAGGCCCAGCTGGCTGTTCCGCCACTGCACCCCGGTCGACCAGTTGTCGGACGGGTCCGCCGTACCGGGGCCGGTGATGTTGCGCAGGTTGCCGGGCACGATCAGCCGCCCGTGCGTCAGCTCTAGGGAGTGGGTGAACTTGTAGTCCACCAGCAGTTCGTCCTCAGGCACGCGGTACGCCGCGCACAAGCCCTCGGCCAGCTTGTCGATGATCCCGATGTTGGAGAACGGGCTGATCGTGCCGGATCCGAACGCGACCATCAGCGGCACGCTGTCCGGGCCGGCCTGGCCGGACACGAACCCCTTGAACTCCCGGTCCTCCCAGCCGCCGTTGCCGCTGAACCACCAGTCGAGCTGCGGCTGCAGCAGGTGGGCCGGGGTACGCTCCTGCAGCTTGCGCGGGATGCCGACCTTGGCTCCCGCCTCCAGCAGGGCGTCTTTGGTCAGCTGGTACTCGTCGCCGCCCGGGTAGAGGGTGACGTAGGAGTCCATCCGGTCGATGCCCTGGGACTCCTCGGAGACCTCGTGCCAGTTGTCCTGCAGCCGGAACCGCACGCCGGGCTGCGAGGTGAACTTGAACTCGTTCAGCGGCTCGGTCGTGGCGAGCCGGGTGCGCGCCTGATCGAGGGTCAGCAGCCGCGGCCGCATCTCCTCGATCGTCGGGTCCATGATGTCGCGTTCTGCCTGCTGGGTCATTCCCCACCACTCCTATTGTGTATCCGGGTCGTTGCCGCCTAGTGGCACCAAGTCTGCCAGTGATCCGGTGCTACCGCCTAGCAAGTCGAGAGGATTGGCCGGTGCCGCGGACACGATCGAGCCGCTGGCTACCTGCGCGCCGGTGATCGTACCGGCCAGCCGGGCACGCACCTGCACCTCGATCTCGGCGGCCACGTCCGGGTGCTCCTCCAGGTACTGCCGGGCCTTTTCCGCGCCCTGGCCGATCATCTCGCTGCCGTAGGAGTAGTACGCGCCGCCCTTGTGGAGCACGCCCTGCTCAACCCCCAGCTCGATCAGCTCAGCCTCTTTGCTGAACCCGATTCCGTAGATGATCTTGGCGATGTACTCGCGGAACGGGGGAGACAGCTTGTTCTTGACGATCTTCACCCGGACCTTGTGGCCGACCACGACGGTGCCGTCCTTGATCAGCTCGGTCTTGCGCACGTCGATGCGGACCGACGCGTAGAACTTCAGCGCCTTGCCGCCCGCGGTGACCTCGGGGTTGCCGTAGAAGACGCCGATCTTCTCGCGCAGCTGGTTGATGAAGATGCAGGTGGTCTTGGTCGACCCGATGGCGCCGGTCATCTTGCGCAGCGCCTGAGACATCAGCCGGGCCTGCATGCCAGGGTGGCTGTCGCCCATCTCCCCGGCGATCTCGGCCTTGGGCACCAGGGCGGCGACCGAGTCGATCACCACGATGTCGACCACCTTGGACCGCACGCAGATGTCGGCGATCTCCAGTGCCTGCTCCCCGCTGTCGGGCTGGGACAGCATCAGCTTCTCGGTGTCCACCCCGAGACGGCGGGCGTACTTCAGGTCCATCGCGTGCTCAGCGTCGATCATCACCGCCAGCCCGCCGGCCTTTTGCACGTTCGCTATCGCGTGCAGGGCCAGCGTCGTCTTACCGGTCCCTTCCGGCCCGTAGATCTCCACCACCCGGCCGCGCGGCAGCCCGCCGATACCCAGCGCGTTGTCCACGCCGATCGACCCCGTGGAGACGGTCTCGACCGGCTCGATAGGCGTGCTGCCCATCTGGATCAGCGCCCCCGGCCCGTGGTCCTTGGTGACCAGGGACATCACCAGCTGGGCCGGGTCAGTCGCGTCAGCCGGGCCAGGAGCCGCCGCTGCCTTGGCTCTGGGCATCAGAACACCATCCTTGCCGATGTCTCGCCGGTGAACGGGTCCTTGATTGAGTGCTCGATGGCCCGTCCTACCACAGAACTGGTGCCGCAGTTCGGGCACCGGTTCGCGTGCTCCCTGGCCCGCTCGGATGCTTCACGCTGGTTGCGCGCCTTGGCCTCGGCCCGGGCCGTAGCGTCTGCGCCAAGGAACTCCTCGGTCACGTCCGCCCATCCGCTGGTGGCTTCCATGTCGGTCGCCTCGACCTTGGTCAGCATGCCGACGCGGTAGCTCCACGATCCCTTGTGCTTCAGGGTGTACGCGGCCGCCGGGCCGACCACCACCCGCGGACCGTACTTGATGGTGCCGCTGTCGTACGTGAGCCTGAACAGGCGGTCATCCGCCATCCGACAGAACCTCTCTAGCAGGCGGGTGCCGCAGGTACTCCGCGGCCCGCTCGAAGAACTCGGGGTCGTCACGCGCATTGCCGACCATCCGGTTGCACAGCGAGCACAGCAGGCCGCGCACCGCCTCCCGCGTGTTTCCGATCATGTGATCATGGTCGGTGGCCAGCCTCTTGGTCTTGCCGGTCGCCCGGCGGCAGATCGCACACCGGCCGCCTTGTGCCTCGTACATCCTTGCGTAGTCGCCAGGGAGCAGGCCGTACAACTTTCCAGCCATCCGCTCGTGCGTCCTGGCCTTGGCTGCCCGCTTGGCCTTTGCCTCGCATGGTCCGCACTTCCGCTTGTTCTGCTCGATCCGCAGCTTGGTCAGCGGCCGCCCGCATTCGCCCTGGCAGATGCGGGCGGCCGTGCCTGCCACTAGCTAGGTCCGGCGAGGTTCTTGAGGTCCTCGAACGTCCACGACTTGCCGGGCTCCGGCTGAGCAGCGGGCGCGCTCGGCGGCGCCAGCTGGGCCGGGGGAACAGACGGCTGCGCCTCCATGGACGGGTTGCTGGTCGAGCCAGCCATGAACTCGTTCAGCCCGTCCAGGCCCTGCGGCGGACCGCTAGAAGGGGGGCTCGCCGGTGTAGGGAACGGAACAGGCGCAGTCGCGGCAGACGGCGCAGAAACCGTAGGTGCGGCAGGCGGTGCAAGATCCGTCGGCATCGCACCGGTGCCGTTGGTAGGGGGGACGAACGTCGCCGGCGGGGCAGGCGGCGGCATCGGCTGCCCAGTAGCCGTCTCATACGCCGCCGTGACCGGGTTCTGGCCGAGCTGCGCGGCCTGCTGAGCCGCTGCCATGTAGTCACCCTGCGGCGGCGCGGGAGGGGCCGGGGGCGGCGGAGGCTGCGGCTGGAAGTTGCCCCCCAGCAGGCCCATGTCCACCCCAGCCGTCTGCGGCTGGAAGCCGCCTCCCTGGCTAGGCTGGCCGCCGTAGCCGCCTCCGCCGCCAGCTCCCTGCGGCGGTGCTCCGTTGCCGCCGTAGGCGATGTTGTTGCCGCTGCCCTGGCCGCCGTAGCCCTGGGCGTACTGGTTCTGCAGCTGGCCCATGCCCTGCTGCAGGGTCTCGGCGCCGAACCCCTGGGGCATGACCGGTCCGCCCTGGCCGCGGCTCTCGTACGCCCGCACAACGTCCCACCGCTGGATGACCCGGCTGATGTCGTCGGCCAGCCAGTCGGCCTTGACCTTTTTGCCGATCGCGGCGGTCAGGTCCTCCGGGGTCGCCCCGTTGGACTGCAGGTACTCGATGGTGTACTTGCGGGTGGCCTCGTTGGACAGCCAGATGGCCGGGGCCATAGGCAGGAACTCGCCGTTGGAGTAGGGCTTCTGGAAGACCTGATCCTTGTCGCACTCCAGCAGCAGGTCCACCGCCCGGATGTCCTCGTACGGGCCGCCCATCGACCGGATGTCAATCAGCTTGTCCATGACCTTGCCGCCGAACACCCAGATCAGAGCCGACACCCCGAACGGGTTGGCGATGTCGTTCCACCCGCCGCCCGGCCGCAGTCCGTAGCGCAGCACGTTGGCGGCGTACTTGGGGGTCGGGTTGCGGAAGATGTCGGGCCGGTCCCGGGCCATCTGGCACGCGTAGCAGTTCTTGTCGTCGACGTGGCGCTCCTGCAGCACATCGAAATTGCCCTGGCAGAGCGGCCCGGACACAAACCGGGTGTCCACCACGAACTGATCCTGTCCCTCGCGGTTCTGGATCTTCTTGTACGACGGGGCCATGTTGACGATGTTGGGCGCTTCCAGCCGGTGGACGTACTCCACGACCGGCTTGCTGGCTACGAAGATGCGTGCCTTTTCCAGAGCCTGCAGCTTGAGCCGGGGGAACCGGCTCTGTCCGCGGTCGCTCCGGTAGTCTCCGGTGATGTCTGCCTGAGGCATGACTACCCCACTTTTCAGGTGCTGTTGTGTCTGCGCGGTTTGTGTGTGCCGAAGGTCCTTGGACCATCCACGGTGATAGTACCGCGTGGGTCAGACATTTCTACCGGTCAGACAGGAACTGCACCCGCTGGCGCTCGGGGTCGAACTGGACGTGGGTCACCGGCTGCCGCATGTCCATGTCAAAGGTGTCGTACAGCTCCGTCCCCACGTCGCCGAACTCGTCGTAGACGTCGCGCAGCTCAGCAATGATCTCGCTGATTCTTTTCATGCCGGTTTAATCGTGCCCCTCAGTCGCCCTGCGCCGATATCGCCCCGCCCGCGTGCGGCCCGCCGCGCCTCTCGTCTTTCAGGTTAGCCCAGTAGTGCTTGGAGTGGATGACCTTTACCAGGTGGCCGGTGGCATCGGCTAGCGGCCCGTCCGGCATCTGGTAGCCGAACACCCTGACCTCGCCGCCGACCATCCGGTACTCCACCCGCTTGCGCTCCTCCTCGCCGCGGCGGATGTCCCGCTTGCACTGGGCGCACTTCACCGGCGCACCAGCCGCAGGTCCCCGTCGTACACGCTCCAGAGGTACGGAGAGAACCGGACCATCACGTACTGCTTCATATAGATGACCCGCCCCTCGTCTCCAGGCCGCACCACGGCGCAGGACCGGCCGGACTTGACCACCCGCCGCGGCGTCACGATGTCGCCCGGCCGGAACGTCTTGTAATTCTCCCGGTCGACCATCGCGCTTCTTCCTGTGCTCTCTCGCGTAAAGGGAGTCGTCGTCCGGGTCGTGCAGCTCCGGGTTATGGCGGCAGCACGGGTTCTCCGAGGTGCACCAGGCCGCCGCCTCGAAGCACGAGCAGTGGTCGTCCGGCACCAGGCAGCCGTCCAGGAACACCGTCATCAGCGGTCCAGCGTCGTCTCGAAGGCGTACGCCCGCAGGATGTTGTGCAGGTCCTCCCGGGTGCCGTTGACCGCCCGGTAGCGCAGCCACATCTCGTCCAGCAGCTCGCCTGCCAGCAGCAGAGACCGCTGCGACTGCTTGTGCATCCGCAGCTCGGCGAACACCTTGAGGTCGAACTTGGCGTACCGCTCCCGGGCGCCCTCGTAGTCCTCGGCGGTCTGCCGGGTGCGCGCCGCTTCCTGCGCCCACATGAGGCTGTAAGCCTCCTCGGCGTCGGCCGCGGCCCGGGCCATAGCTCCCTTGAAGGAGATGGCGAACGCCACGTACTCCTCCAGCTGGTCCTGGGAAGCCCGCACGCTGACCAGCGCCTCCCGGTACGCAGTCGGCTGGTTGACCTGCTGGGCATGCGCGTACTCAGCCTTAACCGCATCCCGCAGCTGGCTGGCGTGCAGCTTGACCTGGGCTACCTGCTGGTCCATGGTCTGCTGAGCGGCAGGCTCGGTCACCGCGGCGCCTCCGGAAGGATCACCTTGCGCGTCTCGTCCAGGGTCAGCCCGGTCGCCGTGGACATGGCAGTGGCGAACGATTCCCGGTTGGCCCGCAGCTGCTCTTTGACCGCGGCCACGTCCCGGCCGAACTTGGGCGCCTGCACCAGCACGAACCGCTCGGCCTCCAGGGTCAGCAGCATCATCGCCAGCCAGGTGGGCACCGGCTCTTTGATGATGTCCGGGTCCCCGAACAGCTGTCCGTACTCGTGCCGGAGCCGCTGCAGGTCGGTCTCGTCTAGGGTGATGTCCCACTTTTCCTTGGCGTAGTCAGTAGATATGCCCTGCCGTACTTCCATTTCCCCACCTCTAACTAGAACGCCAGTCCCTCGGCCAGCGCAGCTGAATCTACCGACTCGGCGGTCCACAGCACCTGAGCGCCCCCCAGCACCAGCGAGATCCGCGCCGCGCCGTCGTCGGGGGACAGGGAGGTCCCGGTGCTGACCTGGATCGTCCCGTCCGGGGTTTCCATGTCCAATGTGTTGGGGCCGGGGAACTCGCGCAGCAGGGCCAGGAACCGGCCTACCGCGTCCCGGTCGGGCATCTCCGCGATGCGGACTACCACCCGGCCTGTGTGAGGATCACGATGCTGGCCCACGTCGAGGCCGCCATCGCCGGCACCACCAGCATTCCCACCCACCCGGTCAGGTGATCCTGCCAGCGCGGCGGCTGCCCTTCCGATGCTAGTCGGCCCGGCCAGGACAGCAGGCGTGCCAGTCTCGTCTTCATCGTCTTCGTCGTCCTCCTCGGTGCCGATGTCGATGACCGCGCCCACGCCCAGGATCTGGTTGGCCTCGTCTAGCTTCAGCTCAGTCGGGCTGCCCCACCGCTTCCACAGGTGCCAGTCCGGCTTCATCACCGGCCAGTGCTCGGTCCACGGGGTCTTGGCGGTGATCGCCGGGTACAGCACGTCGATGACCGACTGCGGGTTGACGTCCTCCCGAACGTAGAACTCGAGCGCGTCGTGGATGTTCATCACCATCCGCACCCGGTCCTTGAGTCCGGCCTGCCCCAGTGCCTTGTCACAGCGGATCATGATCAGCTTCATCATGTCGGCCAAGGCTCCCTGTATCGGGGCGTTGCCCGCGGTGCGCTCGCCCCCGGCGTAGATCCACGACTTGTCCGACTCGTACGCCCAGATGGGATGGCGCCGCCCTAGCCTGCTCTGCGTGTAGCCGGTCACCTTGGACTCGGCGACTGTCTTGCGGGTCCACGCGGCGATGGCCGGGTAGGCGGCGAAGTAGTTGTCCCACGCCTCCTGCGCTTCGTCGACCGAACAGGCCAGCCGGTCGGCCAGGCCCTGCACGGTCAGCTGGTAGCCCAGGGCGAAGTTCATCGTCTTGCCGAACGACCGGAACCCGCCGGAGTCCGGCGACCACTGCTTGCCGAACAGGTCGCCGCCCGCGTCCACCTCTTCCACGCTGATGCCCAGCAGCCGCGAGGCGGTCAGCCGGTGCAGGTCCTCGCCGCGGGCGAACGCCTCCAGCATGGCGGTCTCGCCTGCCTCGGCGGCGATGATCCGCAGCTCGCCCTGGCTGATGTCGAACCCTACTCCGATCCACCCGGACGGCACGATGACCGCATCGCGGAAGTTGAAGTCGAACGTGTGCCCGTCGACCTCGTAATGGTATTTCTTGGGCAGGTTCTGGTAGTTGAAGTCGGCCGAGCTGAACCGGCCGGTCACGGTGCCGTGCGGCATCAGGTGGCAGTGCGCCCGGCCGTCCGGGCACCAGCCGAAGTCGCGCCGCCAGTTCTCCAGGTAGGTGCCGAGCAGCTTGGCCATGCCGCGGTAGTCCTGCAGCCGCCGCACGAACGGGTCGCTGCTGTTGCCCTTGAGGGCGACGGCGTTGGTCGACAGCTGCTTGCCGGACCCGTCCGGCTTGCCCTTGGTCCGCTGCCGGGTGGTCATGCCCAGGCCCTGGGGCGGCGGCTCGTACAGCACCTCACGGATCTGCGGGTGGCTGTTGGGGTTGAACGGCTTGCCCTTGAACATAGGCGCCCGGCCGAGCCGCTCGGTCAGGTGGTTGAGCATCCCGGCCTGCATCTTGATCTGGAAGGCCCGGGCCCGGATCTTGGCCTCGTCGATGTAGTCCCAGTCGAACTCCAGGCCCTCGTCTTCCATGGCCCAGATCACCGGCCAGTTGTTCATCTCCAGCCAGTAGATGAAATTGTCCTTGACCTGCGGGTACAGCGTGTCGTGCAGCCGCCAGGTCTGGATGGCGTCGTCGCACGCGTAATCGTAGACACGCGGGTCGGACGGGTCGAGCGGGTTGAAGCGCAGCGTGTTGCGCTTGTTCTGCGCCATTTTCTTAGCCTGGCCGCCGAAGATGACCTCGTTCACCAGGTCAAGCAGTTCCAAATCGTAGCTGTGCCCCAGGATCTCCTTACACAGGACCTTCAGTTTCAGCTGCTTCCACCGGGCGAGTGCGTGCGCTTCCATCATCACGTCGGACCGCAGCGGGAAGTAGCCCTTGCTGGCCCGCACCTCGGGGCCGAACTCGCGGTGGTCGTACAGCAGCCGGTGCATCCACCGGGACAGCCAGCGCTCCTCAGCGTCGGCGTTGTGAACGACGATCCGCCCGGTCCGGCACATCCGCCACAGCGCCGCGGCGGACGCCTCCGCCTCCACGTTGTAGCGCGTCTCGTCGTGGCCTACCGGTACGTACCGCGCCCACCCGGCCGCGCAGGTGAAGCTGTACCCGGCGATCAGGTTCTCTTCCGCATGCAGGGACGGGCTGGCGTTCTTGTACCCGCGGGGCTCGCCCTCGTACCCGGTCTCGCAGTCGAGGGCGATCGGCTGCCCGGACTCAATCGCCTGCCCAGTGACCTGCTCCAGCTCGCCTACCGAGCCGATGAACCCGGTATTAGCCGTGGTCATGGGAGAACCAGTCCGTTTCCTTATGTCCTGAGCACCGACCGCAGGTCATGTTCCGGGCGTACGTCTCCCGACCACACCACATGCAGTAGACCTTGACCGGGTGCGGCAACTGCTCCATCTCTGGGCCGCGCCAGTCCAGCCAGTCGCTCATGCTGCCAGGTCCAGGGCGATCAGGTAGGACAGCAGCGTGCGGGTCGCATGAACATCATCCGGCGGGTTGTCCAGGCACCACTGCTTGGCCTCGCTGTCCGGCAGTTCGCCCAGCACCTCGCTGAACTTAACTAGGACGTCCTCCGTCGTTATCATCCGTCTCGCCGCCTATTTCCTTCTTTAGTTCTAGCAGCTGGTCGTCCGACAGCCTTTTCATCGCTGCAGCCGCGAGCCGCTCAGCAAGCGCAGCCCGCTTTTCGGCCTTGCTGGCACGCAGTTCACCGCGCAGCGCGCGAACCATCCACCGCTGCAGGATCACTTGGTCAGCACGCTCTGTCGCCGCTGGAACTCCTTGTCTTCCGCACTGCCCTCGGCGGCCACTGTTCCGCCAATTGCAGCTGCATAGCTCTCCGCACCCTCCGGGGTGGTGAACTCGCCCTTCATAACCGGCAAGTGGACCTCCAGCATCCACGGCCACCGGCCGGGCTCGGTTTCGCTCCACGGGACAATCCTCCAGCTGAGCTGGTCGTCTGCCCCGGACATCTTGGCATCGCATTCCAGGTGCCCCGAATCTCCGTCCGCATCGCTGACATGCGCTACCGTCCATTCTTCCCGGTAGACACGCCAGAACCCCGTGTCGTTCATAGGCAACTGATACCTACCAGGAGACGACCAGAACCTCTGCGGCGCCCTCAGAGCTGCCGGACCGGTAAGCGTCCTCCACCGTGGCCAGCGCGCCCCAGCACCGGGCTACCCGGTCCTCCCCGTAGTCTTTGGCCACCCCAGCGTACTTCTGCGCCAGGAACGCGGGCACACCCAGCCGGCCCACCACGTCCCGGCGGCTGATGTTGTCCCGCGCCGCGCGGTGCAGTGCTGCCAAGGTGCCCAGTCGGGACGACAGCAGCCCGATCGAGTACCCCAGCCCGTCATCGCCCAGGGACTCGGCGGCCAGCATCGCGCCCTTGCGGTCGCCGGTGATCAGCTTGTCCGCGAAGTCGCCGGGCAGTTCGCTGCACAGCAGGTCCAGCGCCCAGTCGTCCACAGTGCCGCCCAGCAGCCGGGCCTTGGACAGCACGGTCCGCACCTCGCCCAGGTCGCCGGCCGCCCGCTCCAGCAGGTGCCGGGCCTGCGTGACAGTCAGCCCGGGCATCTGCCGGCACGCCCACGCGGCGGCCTCGTCGGGGTCCAGCGAGGTGCACCGCACGACCTGCCCGACCGTGGAGTCCCGCAGCCAGGTGCACGGCTCGGCCAGCTTGCCGTCCCCGTCCCGGGGGAAGTCGTCCGCACCCGAGTCAAAGATCAGGTGACTGCCGCGCAGGGAGTGCTTCTCAGCCAGCCATATGTGCAGCTTCTCCCAGTCCCGCAGCTTAGCGGCCTCCCGCACCGTCACCAGCCGGACCGGGGTCAACGGGATGGCCAGGACAGACGCCCAGATGTCCCGCTCGCGCACCCGCCCCGCGGTCCAGGTGTCGGCCTCGTCGGGCGCGATGGCAGCCGCGGTCGTCGCGATGACGTCTGATACCAGGGTGCGCTCCGGGCCGCACACCCACGTGACCCGGTTAGGCCCGTGGGCGGCGAACGCCTTGGACCACTGGTTGTACGAACTCACGGCGTGATCAGGCCGCCCGGGCCGGGCTTCGGCCCGCTTCCGCCGCCGTTGCCGTTCTGCTGGGCCCGCCAGGCCTTGGCGATCACCGACTGGGGAATGTTCGCTCCCATGCCCAGCTGCATCTTGCGGACCTCGGCCTTGATGCCCTCCAGCTCCGAAGCGATCTTCGTCTCGAAGGCGACCTCGAACTGCATCCGCATCAGCTCCCTGACCTCCGGGACCACGCCGCCCAGCCGGCCGAACATGAAGTCAATGAACGCGTCCAGCCGGATCCGGGTAACGGAGGCGGGGTCAACCTCCCCGCCGAACGCGGCGATCGCCTCCACCTCGCTGTTGTTGTGGGCGGTCAGCCGCTTCTCCTCCTTCCGCAGCTGCGCGGTGTCCTGCTTGACCTGCTCCAGCTGCCGCGCAGCCTCCAAGTCGTCGATCTCGGACTGCACTGCCTCGTCCTCGTTCATCTTGCCTCCATCAGTGCCCCCGCCAGGGCGCGCACCGCGACCTGGGGACGTGCCCGTCCGCTTGCTGCCAAGAGTGCCATACCGCGGCGCGCGGCGGTACGCCCGATGACCATCCGCTCTGTGCTGCTGAACACAGGAGTCGGCCGTCCTGACGCGGCCGCGCCCAGCAGTTCGCGCAGCATCCAGTCCTCGGTATCGCCCCACTCGCGGACCGATCTTTCCAGCAGGTCCTTGTCCCGGGTGGCGACCGCCTTGAGCACGTTGAGCACCGCCTGCCGGGCGGGCCGGAACCGCTGGGCCGCCTCCATAGCCGGGGCAATCCTGCCGCGCCCTATCGGGGCCAGTGCGGCCGCGTCCTTGGGGCTGAACCCCTGCCGGGCCAGTACCTCCGCCACCTGCCGCTCTGTCAGCTCGCCCAGCCGCCAGATCAGGCACCGGCTGGACACCGTGGCCAGAGGCGACCGGGACGCGACCAGCAGGAACCGCGCGTAGTCCGGCGGCTCCTCCAGCTCTTTGAGCAGGGCGTGCTGCACCGCCAGGGACTTGGCGCCGTCCAGGTTGACGGTCACCAGCTTGATGCCGCTCCGCGGCGCGGTGTCGAGGAACTTGCGCATAGCCCGGATGTCGTCCACCCCGGGCCGGTCGCCGCGCCAGCGGTCCCACTGTCCTGGCACGGCGTGCTCGGCGATGTACTGCGCCAGCAGCCACTTGCCGGTCGACTCCGGGCCCAGCAGCAGCACCGGCTGAGTCGGCAGTTCAAGCTCCAGCGCGGCCCGGCACCGTTCGTGCCCGATGACCGGGCAGGTGCCCTCGGTCACGCCGGAGTCGGCGCTACGCGCTCTAGGTGGTGGACGACCGCGTTGAGGACGTGCGGGGCAGGCTGGTGGTGGTCACCCGGCTCTAGCTTCAGGTCGGGGAACATGGCCCGCTCGGCGCGGGCGATCTTGTGATAGTCCATCCCCGCCAGCGGATTGCCCGCCCGCGCCAGTGGCTGTCGCACGTGCGGCTGCCCCTTGACCGCCCGCAGCAGCGCGGTCGCCTGGCGGGCGTGGGCCATGGTGTAGACCTCGCCGCCGATGGTGATGCGCCGTGACAGTGCTGCCTGCTGCCGCAGGTTCTGGCGGAGCCACTGCATCCACCGCCCGGTCACCGCCTGCGATACACCCAGGCGCTGCGCCGTCTCAGCCAGCCGAACCTCTCCGGTGACCGCGGCCTGGCTGATCAGCGCATCGAACAGCCGTACCAGATCGCACGAGTCGCGATCGGACCGCTTGGGGACGATGGCCAGGAACGACCGGGCTTGCCGGATCCACTCGGCCGCGTCGATATGCGAGGTGTCGTCTTCCACCCCGCCGAACAGGTCGGCCATCGACAGGCCGCTGTCCTCGTCGGATGACAGCGGCGCGTCGAGGACAACTGCCTCGTGCTTGCGCAGCCGCCCCAGCTTGTCGCGCTGCCCCTTGAGGTACAGCTGGATCTGCGCGGTGACGAACGTACGGAACCGCGCCTGGATGTCCTTGCCGTCGTGGTGAAACTTCATGCCGGGATCGAACATCCCGATCACGTCGCGCTCGACCAGCCGGGTCATGATGTCCATAGCGACGTCCTCGGCGTCTTGCGCCGGTATCGCCGGGGTGTTGGCCACCATTTTGCGCAGGTAGCCGTAGTACTGACGGAACAGTTCGTCTGGACCAGAGGGTGCCAGTAGACCGTCATCACGCATGTGATAACTCCCCACCTGATTGGTAGCCTGGCTCCGGCCAAGAAGACCAGGCTTGTCACTTGTCAATCACCTTAGCAGGCGATAATGCTTGCGCGTCCTTATCGGCCGCACTGAATACGGTCAGCCGCCACCGCCCGCAGGGCGTACATGGCGTTGTGGCTGACATGGAACTTGTCCCGCAGCACCTTCTCAGGAACGTGGCGGCCCTCTCGCAGGCACGTCATCAGTTCCTTCAGCAGCTCCTCGTTGAACCGGGACGTCTCGGGCGGCGCAGCCGGGGACACCGGCCCGCCCAGCGCGTAGCGCCCGGTCGACGGGTGAATCTCCACGGACCTCTGCTTGGCCGCGGCTTCCCTGATGCCCGCCTGGCGGCCCTCCTCGAAGACGATCGCGGTCCGCACCGCGTGCCGGGTCAGGCCCAGCTGCTTGACGATCATGCCCTCGGACATGCCGTCCTTGTGCATCCGGACGATCTCGTCCGACACCGGCCGAGTCTCGTCGGTCACGGGGTCACCTCGTACACGTCCTTGCTGCCCGGCCCGTTCGGCATGACCACGATGACCGCGCCGGCCCTGAGGTTGTCGAGGACCTCCTTGGCGTACTCCGGGGTCGCCTCCAGGTCCAGCGACGCAGCCAGCGCGTCGATGCCGTCGTAGACCTCCTCGGACGGCTCGTCGTCGCCCTGCTCGTAGGCCAGTACCTTGATGATCATTTCTCTCCTTCCTTGGTTACTTCCCTGGGCCGCTGCCCGTACGGGCGCTTCGGCATCTCGGCGATGGACCCAGGGAACATGTCCGACGCCGCCTTGATCGTTACCCATCCGAACGCTGCCCGGCTAGGGGCGTGCCCTTTGTCGTCCCAGACGTCCATGCCGGTGTCCGGGTTGACCTCCTGGAGGATGTAGCCGTGAGTGCCCTTGTTGCCGAACGGGGTGCGGAACACCTTGCCGCCCTTGATCCAGAACTCCCCCGCCTCCACCCGCCGGTCGGCGTCCTCGAACGACAGTTCGCTGGCCACCCTCCACCGGCGGTTCTTGAACCACTCGGCCATCCTGCGCTCCCGCGACGCCTTGAGCGCGGCGGACCGCGGGGACGGCTCGTTCACAGGCTCTGCACCTCGCCCCACAGTGTGTTGGCCGCGGTGCCCGCGGCGTCTATAGCCTCGTGCAGTTCCTTGGCCAGCCGGTTCAGCTCCGCGGCTTCCGCAGGTGTCCCGGCCGGTGCCCGCAGGGAAATGTGCTTGATCCGCATGACCAGCAGCACCGCTGCGTCCAGGTAGTCGGCCGTTTCGTCCGCGTACGGGTACAGCGCCTCTACCTGCTGGGCGCTAAATGTTGATGGCATATTTGGCTCTCCTTCGTTCTTCCTTCTGCGCGCACACCTCAGCAGTGTCTTCCCGCCTGTGATCGTGCGGGCAACGCCACCCGTCAGGCAGCGTGCCGTGCCAGACCGGCTGCCGCGGCCTCGGTTGCTGCTTTGACCGCCAGACCGTGCCGCCCAAATAGAACGGCCCGGGCAGCGGTATGCGCCAGCCTAGTCTCATGCCAGCTGCACCCCGGTGATTTCCCACACCGCGCTGCCGACCGGCAGACGGCGCTCTCCAGTCAGGTCGTTGCGCAAGGCGTCCAGGATGTCACGCGGGTCATCGTCCTCGGGCACCGTCACGGTGACCAGCACCGGCACCTCTTTAGTCTTCACACCCTCAGTCCTCCAGTATGTCCGGTGGGGTCGCCCACCGGGCTTTTTGCTCGGCGCGCCTGCGCTCCACCTCAGTTACCGCCGCGTCCCTGCGGCCAGCCCGGAAGTCAGCCCGGTCATTGTCCCGCCAGCGGATGAATTCCGCCTCCGGGTCCAGTGCCCGGTCCGGGTCGCGGGCGTACAGGTCCTTGAACTGCGGGCAGTAGCGGGTGTGCTCCCGCGTCACGTCCGCGTTCTTGTCTGTCCGCCCGCACCCGGGGCACCGTCCGGTCAACCGTGGCCGCCGAACAGCTCCAGCGCCTGCGCCAGCGATTCGTCACTGCGCTTCCGGGCGCTGGTGCGAGGGTCCGTCCGGTCGGCGATCCACGCCTTGGCAAAGGCCCACATGCTGCGGACCTTCTCCTGCGCGTACCAGTCGGCCAGCAGCGCCTCCCGCAGCTTGGCGCCCTCGGCGACGGGCATCGGCCCGAAGCCGGGGTACATGTCCAGCAGCGCGGTGAACGCCAGGCTCTCGTCCAGGCAAGTCTTGCGCATATCCCCCACCTCTCTGCAGAGACCGCGTTGCCCCTGCACTCTACTATAACGCCTTACGGTCGTCAATCATTCCGAGACAGGCTGCCCACGGACTTCACGCACCTTGACTAGCTTGCGGATCTTGTCCCGCGCGGCCACGGACGGGTCGGGAATGTCGCGCTCGCCGTGGTCGGCCGCCTCGGCGCCGGATCCGAACAGCGGCACCGGAGACTCGTACTCCCAGACCGACTCGTCCAGTTCCCCGGCGTGCAGCCGGGCGGCGAGGGTGTCGTGCATGTCATGGCACCCGGCCCACCCCGAGCACAGCTTGCCGTCTGCCTGGTGACACAGGAACACGCCCATGGCGCCAGCCTGAGCCTGCTCCACGATGCTGCCGTCGTAGCCGCGCAGTTTCTCGTACTCGCTCTGGGCCCACACCCCAGACGGCACGTCACGCCGGTACGGGCACGATGCGCACGGACTGGGCCTCGGCTTCAGTTTCTCGCTCACCGGGTGTCCTCCCGCAGCACGTCGGCGCCAGCCTGACGGATGTGGTACGCCACGTGGCCGTTGTCGTCCTGGTCGGTGTAGACCAGTCCCTTGCGGGCCAGGCTCGCCGCGGTCGCATGGATGCCCTGCGGCGACCGGCCCTCGAACGTGACCGGGTGCGACGACAAGATGTCGGCCGGGGTCAAGATCCGCAGGCCGCGGGCGGCGTACAGCACCTCCAGTAGCTGCCGCTCCTTCTTGGTTATCTTCACCATGTGACGTCCACCCACTCGTAGTCCTCGGCGCTGTCGTCCCGCGTGGTGTCCTGGTGCTTGCCGTCCGGCCGCTCGATGTAGATGTCGGTCAGGAACATGGCCCGCCGGTTGAACGATCCCTGCCGCCGCGCCAGCGTGCGCGCGGTGGCCTTGACCTCCTGCTCGGTGCCGGTCGCCAGGATCTCGTCCACCGGCTTGCCGCACACCGCCCGCAGCAGCGTCCACTCGCCTGCCACCCAGGGCATCAGAACCCCAGGCGGCGCAGGTCGGCGTTCAGGATGCGGGCCAGGACCCGGCATTTGCTGGTGACGTAGGTCTTGCCGTCCACGTCCGTGCCGACCCCGAGGTCGGTGAAAACGACCCCCGCCTCGATGGCCGCCTTGAGGCGCTCGGCCAGCCTGCGCCCGCCGTACCCGCCGTTGACGCCGATGCCGTGCGTGCAGGGGCGGTCAACGCCCTTCCAGTACGTCCACACGGTGAAGTGCCCCGGTGTCCACTGGTCCTCGGCGTCGCTCCACACGATCTCTACCCGGTCTAGGGCCGGGGTGATGATGTCGCTCAAAGGTCCCCACCTTTCGTTGCGTCCTACTAGGTATAACACTTGACAGACGTCAATGATTCCATGGTACGCCTCGATGACCGAGATGAACCCGGCCTCTCTGTCGTCCCATTTCTTGGAGTCGCCCCACTTCATGGACTTGCGCCAGTGCGGGTGGCACTTGCCGTCCACCTCGCGGAAGTCCCAGTGCGCGTGCGGGTCGGGGTTGCCCGGCCGAACCCGTCGCGGAACAAACACGAACCCGGCGATCAACGGCCAGTCGTGCAGGCCGGACTTGCCGAGGTAGCTGATCTCGTACCAGGTGCCCGGCTCCAGGTTGGTCTGCCACGCCCGGGTGACCGCGTAGATCTCGGACCACACCGGCGGGACCGGCCGTACGCGCATCAGTAGCCCATCCCGTCGCCCCAGTAGTCCTCTGCGTCGTCGCCGCCCTCTTTGTAGGCCAGGCGGCGCACCTGCTCGGTGATCTTGCGAAAGGCCTCGCGGCGCTCCCGCTCACCGGGGATACGCGCGGCTTCCATCAGCCGGGTGGTCGCCTGGTCCACGGTCAACCCGTGCCGGCTAGTCATCTTCCCCCCAGCTGATCCGCTTCATCTGACCGACGCTGAACCGCACGCCGCCGACCGACTTTCCGTCCCGCAAGAGCAGGGCGTACTTCCACCCCGCCCGCCGCATCTCCTCTGCCAGCAGGCGGGGCCGAAGCATCTCGATCGTCAGCACGCGAGACTCACCGTCCCGGTCGATGCCGACTGCGATCATCTACTTGCCCTTTCCGCTCTTGCCCTGGTCGCTGTCCTTGCCCTCGTGCTTGCCGCCCTGGACCGGCACCGGCTTAGGCTCCAGTGGCTTCGGCCTCGGGTTGCCTGACGGACTTTCGTGCTTGCCCATCACTTCACCTCCCCACCTAATTGACCTTCATTCTATGCAACGCTTGACGTACGTAAATCATTCCGGCAGGGACCGGGGCGGGATCACCGACTCCAGCCAGTTGCTGACCGACTTGGCATGGCGGCAGTGGCGGTGGTGGCGGTTGCCGATGCACGGGCACAGCACCCCGTTGGTCTGCTGCACCGCGGTGACCGGGTACGGGTCGCCACCGCTGGACGACTTCACCGGCAGGATCGTCGTGTAGATGACCCTGCCGAGAGGGAGGGTCGATCTCACGGCCGGTGGTGCCGCCCACGCGGGACGGCCGGGTTGTCCGGCCGGGTCTCGGACGGCAGGAACCGCTGGGCCATAGCCTGCCGCGGCCCGTGACGGCGCCAGACACTCTTCTGGTACTCGGCCACCGTCTCGGCTCCCAGGGCGTCCCGGGCAGCCCACTCGGCTGCCAGCGCCGCGTACGACGACGTGGCCAGTGACGGCATCGCCACTACAGCAGGGTCACCACCTGCTGCGTCTGCCGGGCCAGCGTCCGCGCCTGGCTCTCCTCCACTACCACCGGGTCCGCTGTCCCCGCTGACGGCACTCTCCACGCACGCAGGCGCCCGTCCCGCGTCATCTGGTGCGCTGTCTGCCGGGTGACCCGCATCAGCTCCGCTGCCTTGCTGATCGTTATGTACCCCGGCAGGACCGGCAGCTCCTCCGGTGTCTCCGGTTGGTTCGTCATTCATCCTCGCCTCTCAAGAATCGGTCTCATTACTGCTTTACAACCGTCTAGCCACTCATTTGCTTCCTGAGCCGTGCGAACGAGTGGCAGCAGCCGCAGGCAGTGGCCCAGCGGCTCGGACACCCAGTCCTGGTACTGGGCCTGCTCCCACACCGGGCCGGTCACACGACGGCACCAGGTCTTCAGTGCCTCGGACAACGCGGCGTGGTCGGGCACCTGCGGCTGCTGCAGCGCCTCCCACCGGTCGCGCCAGGTCTGCTCGGTGACGCCTGCCATCTCGCACATCTTGCCCGCGGCCTCAGCCCGGCCGCAGTCCCAGTACTCGGCCATCAGGCTGACCGGCGTCCACGCCCGGGCGCACGCGAAGCAGTAGCACCCGCCAGTGTCCTCGTACAGCCGGAACGCAGCCTCGATGCCGCCGTCCGGGTGGGTGATGCCGAACGGGCACCAGGTCTTCCGGTTGCCGAACCCGTCCGGCACCTCGACCCCGGCCCAGCGGCACGCCTGAGCGATCGAGATGTTCTCGTTAGCCAGCTGGATTATGGAGGGCATTCTTGTTCAGCCCCTCAATCCATTTCAGTAGTGGCTGGCTGTTGATCGTCATCGACGGCCAGTCGGTCGGCGTGTTGGCGACCAGCTCGTGCGCCCAGTCGTAGGGGACGAACCCCTGGTACTCGAACGCCAGCCGGCCGCCGACGTCGGTCAGTGTCAGCTTGCCGCCCTTGACCGGGATCTCAACCCGCACCGGGCGCGTCCTTGACTGTCTTCGCGATCAGGTTGGCCACCATCTGCTCCTGCAAGTCCCTCATGGTGTCGCGGTGCCGTTCCACCAGGGCCATAGCCAGGTCCCGCGGCAGTACGCCGTGGTACTCGCAGCCCACCTGCTCGTTGTCGCCCATTGTCACTGTCAGTTCCCCGTCCGGGAACGCGATGCTCAGCCGCATCCTGCCTCCTAGATCAAGCTTCCGTAGTCAGTACCGCCCGCGGTGAACATGTCAGCGCCCGCCGACGCGTCGCCCTCGTCGCGGAACCAGCTGGTGGCGTAGTCGATCTTGAGCGGGAAGTCAGTGCCGCGCCGCCCGTCCCGGTTCTTCAGCAGTTCGCCTTTGACCGGGCAGGCGCGCGGGTTCTCGATCTTGGCGGGCTCCAGCAGGGTCAGCACCACGTCGGGGGTGTTGAACGCCTCGGCCGACCCAGCCAGGTCGACCCCGGCGTAGCTGCCCTCTTTCAGTGCCCGCTCGCGCCCGGGCCGGTTGACCTGCCACGGGCTGATCAGCGGCACCCCCAGCCCGTTGCTGAACGTGGCGGCGACCGCCTTGGCGTCCTTGATCATCTGCGCGGTCTCCTCGTGCGCCGCGTCCCGCCGCCGGTCGGCGTGCAGCAGCTGGAGGTAGTCCACGATGCACAGGTCGACGGCGAACAGGTGGCCGATCCGGTCGAGCCGGGACCGCACCTGCCCGATCGTCGCCCCGAACGGCACCTGAGCCACGTAGCACCGGCCATATGACTGGTTGTGTGTGAAATCGTGGACGACGCCTTGGAACTGGGCGACCTCGGGACCGTTCAAGGTAGCCGAACGGATACGGGCGCTGTCCAGCCCGTCCGGCATCTCGGTCTCGAAGACCGCGTGGCGGCTGTGCCGCGCGATCAGCTTGTTGATCACCTGGTGCCGCAGCGTCTCGCTGGTGAAGATCACCACGTTCTTGCCCTGCACGACCTTGGCATTCCAGGCAGCCTGCACGCACAGCGACGTCTTGCCGGAACTGCTGAACCCGGCGAAGATCGCCAGCTCGCCGCGGTTGAGGCCGCCGCCCAGCACCTCGTCTATAGACGGGATGCCCAGGGCGATGCCGGGGTTGCCGCCGGCCAGCTTGCGGGCGTAGGAGGTCTTGGCGTAGCGGTCCATGATCTGGTCGGCCTCGGCGTTGACCTCGCCCTCGGGCGCGTCGGCCTGGTTCAGCTCGGCGTCCAGCGCCGCGAACCGCTCCATGACGTGCAGCCGGGCCGCGTCCGGGCCCACCACCCGGCCGTCCTTGCCGTCCATCCCCTGCGTGAGGATGGCGTACGCCTCGGTCAGCGCCTGCCCGGTCGCCTGCTCGCTGGCGATCTCCCGCAGCCGCTCGACCGCCCAGGTGAACTGCCCGTCGCTGACACTGGTAGCCGCGCACAGGTCGTAGGTCTCCAGGTACATAGCCGCGGTCCCGGCCAGCACCTTGCGGTCCTCCAGGAACCCGGCGAGGGCCTGCCGGGTCATCACCTCGCCGGTCATGTCCAGGTAACGCTGCAGCAGGGAGAACATCTCCGGCAGGACCTGCCCGGTGAAGTGCGGCGTCCGCAGCTTGCGGGCCGCCTGCTCTAGCAGGTCAGGCCGGTTGGGCAGGATCGCTGCCAGTACCGCGGTCCCCGGATCCGGCTCCGTCTGGTACTCGCTCAACGATCTCGCCCTTCAGCTCGGCGGTCTGCGCCGCCGTCAGCTGGGCGGTCATGCCGGTCAGCTGCCTGGTCTGCCGGGCACTCTCGGCCCGTATCAGGCTGGTCTGGATCGTGTTGAAGATGAAGATGGACGTAGCCGACGTGATCAGGCTGGGCAGCACGTAGTAGACAAACCAATGCATGCCCCTTCTAATCGTGGACGCGGAACACCTGCAGCTGCTCGTCCGGGTCGAACTTGCGCCGCTCCCCCATGATGTTGGTCAGCACCAGCACCGCGCTGGTCGCGGCCCAGACGCCGTTCACCTCTTCGTGGATGACCTCGGTGTCCAGTACCTCGATCTTGCCGAAGTCCACCACGATGTCGCCCGCGGCGACCGAGTCGGCCCGGGCGTAGGCCCACGTCTTGCCGTGGTGGTCGATGTCGATCCGGTGGCGCTTGTACGGCTCAGGGATCGACCGGCGCATGGTCGGGGTCAGGCCCAGCGCCTCCGGGCCGCCGGGGATCACCCCGGCCCCGGGCACCTTGGACATCAGCTCCGGTGGCAGCGGCTTGAGACCGGCCATCTTCACCGGCTCCTTGGACCGCCGGGCTCGCTCGTCGTTGATCTGCTCGGCGAAATCGGCCTGCCGGTGCAGCTTCTTGGTGTCGGCTGCGGACACCACCGCCTCGACCGGGACGATCGTCTCGCCCAGCGCGTTCTCCCCGACCCCGCTGCGGGCGTCTGCGTCCGGCTTGGCGTCCGGGTCGTACTTGGTCACGGCTGGCTCCCGTCCTGCTCGTGCAGCTTCTCCCACGCCTGAATCTCCGGGTCGGTCAGCTCCACCAGCCGCTTTGCCAGCAGGTTCTTGACACGCTCCTGCCGGGCGGCCCGCGTCTGCGCCAGGGACGCTACGGTGCACGCGGCCCACAGGCAGGCTGCCAGGCCGATCTCCAGCTTACGGCTGGGTGCCTGCCATCCGCCTGCCACGACGACGATGATAGCGATGCAGCAGGCGCTGGACCACAGCCACCTGAGCAGCGGCTGCCCTCTCACTGGTGCTCCCGCAGCAGGCCCGGGGTGGTCCGCAGCAGCTGGCCCTGGCTGAACGACGCCAGGTCGTCCTGCCGCGCCGCGGGCAGTGGCCGGGCGTCTTTGAACACGCCCTCGCTGATCACCTTGAGGTGGCACCGGGGACACTCACCGGTTTTCCAGTCGTAGCTGAACTTCCCGGCGAGGATGACCTCGAACTCGACCGGCTCGCCCTTGGCGACCAGCTCCTCCGCCTCGTCCCGGCCGATCACCTTGAGGTCGTCACCGGACCAGGTGACCCAGATCTCCGGGGACCGGAACCCCTCCTGGCCCAGGGCGATAGACCGGGTGCGGCCCTCCTGCTCGGCGCACTCGTGCCGGTAGAACGCCACCCGCGGGCTGCAGGGAGCACAGCCGTCAGCGCGGGCCAGCCGGAACGGCTCCGCCTTGACGTCCCGCCACCACTTCCCGGCGCACTTCTCGAAGTTGGTCAGCGCCATAACGCCCTGTCCTTTCCCGCGGCGCCGGTCAGTGCGCGGTGCACCGCCAGCGCTCCAGTCTGCTGCATCCGGGCTACCTCGGCGCTGTCCAGCCCCAGCAGGTTAGCCGCCTGCTTGACGCTCAGCCCAGAGTAGAACGTGAGGATCACCGCGAACTGCACCGGCACGGGCTGGTCCTCCAGGGCGGTGACCGCGGTGTTCAGCAGGTCGTCCACCACCGCGCGGGACTCCGTATCGGTCTCGTCGCGCACGTCGTGGTCCACCGGGTCGAACTGCACCGGCCGCCGCGCCATGGCGGCCAGGGTCTGGGACACCTCGTCGCGGGTCAGCCCGGTCGCGGTGGCCATCTCCGCCTCCGTCCGGCCGAGGTCCTGCCCGGCGTCGCGCAGCGCGCGGGCGTTGTTCCGGGTCTGCCGGCTCACCCAGTCCTGGCTGCGCATGAAATCCAGAATCGAACCAGTCATACGGCGCAGGCAGTACACGCTGAAGAACCGGGTGATCGAGGGATCGAACCCGTTCTTCGCGCAGTAGACCGGCCACCGGTTGTGCGCCTCGGTCAGCCCTTTGTACGCCAGGCTGACCAATTCGTCGAACTCCAGGACATACGGCGCACTGTGCCAGTGCTTCCACGCCACCGCTCTGGCCTGCGGGATCAGGTGGTCCATCAGCTCGGTGATGGGCCGGTCCTTCTCCGGGTCGAAATCGTAGTCGGTCACCAGTCGTCGACCGCCCGCAGCTCGCCGTGGGCCGCGAAGCAGCTGTTGGCCCCGTTGACCATCCGGGCGATGGTGACGGTCACGCCCGGGATGTTGTCCGGCGGGTCTACCTCGGTCACAACCCCCCGCACCCAGGTCATAGCCGGGGCTCCCGCACGCCGCCGCGGCCGGGCGTTGTAGTCCGGCAGGTAGACCTCCACCTTGTCGCCCGGCTTCCACTTGGGGGTCATCCGGTCACCGCCCGCAGCTGACTCTCCGGGTCCGGCCAGGGGATCTCTTCCTGGCCGCCGTCGTTCATCACCGCGTTGAACATCCCCAGCTCGCTGCCCAGGGTGGCCGACAGCGCCCGGTCGATCGGGGTGTCGCTCAGCAGCAGCTGTACGTAGCAGGTCTCGTGGTCGGACCCGTCGCGCTTGATCCGCCCGACGATCTGACTCAGCCGGCCGGCGCTCAGCGGCGGGTCGACGATGATCATCCGCCGGGCCCGCTGCAGGTTCAGGCCCATC